TAAAATGACATATGATCAATGGAAATTAAGCAACCCTATAGATGATGGGTATGAATATAACATGGTAAGTAATTGTTGTGGAGCTAGAGTATGCGATGAAACAGATATTTGTTTAGAATGCGCAGAACATTGTGATATAATAGAAGATTACGAATATGAAGCTATTCAGAAAGAAAATTATCTAGAAGATAAGGCAGATGCCGCTCGTAAATATGACGAATAATTATATATTTGTTCAACAAAAAAAATTGCTATGTATGAAGATGAAAATATAGAAGAAATACTTTTAGGTAAACTAATAGTAAACAATGAGTTAATAGATAAATACTATGATTTATTGCATGAAGATTTATTTGAAGATCCATTTAATAAATCTACTTTTATTGCTATTAAAAATCTAAAAAGTAAAAATAGAATTATAGATATTGTTACTGTTAGCAAATTAATAAAAGGAGAAGATGTAACTCTTAAGTTATCTATAATGGCTGACGCAGCTTTTAGTTTTACAGAAATGCCTACATGTATAGCTGTTCTAACAGAAAAATTTCAGAAAAGAACTTTGTTTGGTATTGTGCAAAATGTAAACAATCAATTATCAAATCAAGAAGAACTAGAATTAATTGTAGGGCAATTAAATACTGAAGTATCTAAATTGTCTATAGGCACTCCTGAAAAACTTGGCGATATAAATAGTCAAATACAAGCATTCTTAAAAGATATAGAAGTTAGAATGAATACTGACGGATTGCTAGGAATAGCATCAGGCTTTCAAGATATAGATAAATTTACAGGTGGATGGCAAGAAACTGATTTAATTATAGTAGGCGGTGCATCATCTATGGGTAAGACAAGCTTTGCGCTTGCTCTTGCCTATAATGCTGCTAAGTATACAAAAACATCAAGTGTTATATTTTCTTACGAAATGAGTGCTATACAACTATTAAGAAGATTGGCCTCTATGGAGTCTGGAATTAGTAATAGATATATTACAAATGGAACTTTAAACAATGAAGAGCTTAAACAAATACATAATACTATAAGTGAAATTGAGAGTTTACCATTATCAATTGACGAAGGTAATATTACTTCGTTAGGGTATTTAGTGCATAGAATAAAAGAATATGTAAAAAATAAAAAAGTAAAACTTGTTATGATAGACTATCTTCAGCTTGTAAGTTCTAAAAACAAAGCTGGAAGTCGCGAGCAAGAAGTAAGTAAAGTAGCTAGAACATTAAAAAATCTAGCTAAAGAACTTAACATTACAGTTATAGCATTAAGTCAGCTCAATAGAGGTGTAGGTATGCGTAATAACAGTAAACCAACATTATCTGATCTTAGAGAATCAGGCGAAATAGAACAAGCGGCAGATGTAGTAATGCTTATATATCGTCCTGAATATTATGGAATAGAATATAATGATAATGGAAAAGAAAGCAAAGGTACAGCTAGCATTATATTTGCTAAAGGTAGAAATATAGGTGTGGGCGAGATTACTTTAAGCTTTAAGAGTGAAATAACTAAATTTATAGATTATGAAAAAGTATAAATTAATCGCTAAATATCCCTTAATTTCTACAGGGATACTTGCAAGTGTAATATTTCTTGCAGGACCTATAATATTTTCATTAATTATCGCAGGTTTTATTGTAGTGCCAATGTATTTAGCTGTTCAATTATTTGACGATAATGAATAATTATGTATATTTGCCCCTACATGGGACAAGATAAAAAGAAAAAATCAACAGTAAAATCAATAGTTGCAGAGATAGCTCATGATTTAGGTATTGATAAAAAACTTGTTAGACAAGTATTAATACTTACATTTAAAGAGCTAGCTATTACATTATTATTAAAAAGAAAGCCTGTTATGATTAGAAGGTTTGTAAAATTTGTAGTAGCAGCAGCAGCTATGAGAAAAATTAAAAAAGACAAAACAAAAGAAAAGGTAAAATGAATTTAAAAGATTTAAAGAAAGAATTACCATATAAGTGGCGTGTACAGTCCACCAAGTATGGAAAAACAACCTGTGTAGCGTATATAGACGCTAGAGATTGCATGGATATATTAGATGAGGTGTGCGGTCCAGAAAACTGGCAAAGCATATTTTATGAAGCAAGCGGATTATTGTTTTGTAAAGTAGGTATATATTGTCCAGAAACTGGTGCTGAAGAATATGGTAAATGGGTCTGGAAATCAGATACAGGATCAGAATCTAAAGTAGAAAAAGATAAAGGCCATGTATCAGATGCATTTAAACGTGCATGTGTAGAGTGGGGTATAGGTAGATTCCTGTATAGACTACCAATACAAACTTTACAAACAAAACAATGGAAAGGTAAAGATTATCCATATGCTCCTGAGAAAGATAAAATTATATTTGATGGAGAAACATTAACAAAATATATTAACTGGAAAATCAAAAACAATAAATAATGGGATTACCAAAAAATAGTATAAACACACCACTAGAATTAACAAAACAAGAAATTCTAGAAAGACTAGATAGAGTTAATCGTGAAAATAAAAGATTAAGAAGCAATAGTGAAAGTATAAAACTTCAATTAATAGAGTCTAGAGAAAAATTAAATAAAATAATAAATATATTAAAAGATGAGCGTATTACCCTTTAACTTAAACACAACGACAAAAACAAAAGCAAAAGGTGAAAAAGTAGAGTATATTACACCTGGAGCACATGAATGTAGAATTACAGGATTAACTACATCAGAACAGCTAGAAGACTATAACGGATCACCATTTATACAGTATTCTGTAACTAGTAATGGTAAGGTGGGAAGGTGTAGATTCTGGGCTATAAAAGAAACAGATAAACCTTCTACAAAAGAATGGAAAACTAAACAAATTAAAGACTTTCTTGTTAATGCAGGAGTAAGAGATTTTAGTGACGATAGTAATGCCATGAATGATGCTATTGGAAAATCATTAATGGTTACATTTATATCAGAAGAATATATAGGTATAAATAGAGATAATGAAGAACCTGTTATAAGAAGCGCTACTAAATATAGATGGTCAGCTAAATCAGGAGGAAAATGTACATATAATAATGATATGAACCAGGCTCTTAGCGATGAAGATATGGCTGAATTTAGTAGAAAGCATTCAGAATGGAGTAAAGCTAATTCTGTAGCTCAAAACACTAAAGAAGATGACGACATGCCGTTCTAAAGATATATAAATGAGAGAGATAACAGATCCCTAGAGGAGGAAACAGTACAATGATTCCCGTGGGTGAAACTCTCAAATTTATTATTATCTTTGCAAGATGGACGAAATTTTCATAGCAGGAAATGTTCCTTCTAGTAAGAACGGAAAACGATGGACAGGTAAGTATTTAATTCATTCTAAAACAGTGATGAATTATATAAAAAAAACAAAACAAGACTGGATTGACAACAAAGAAAAATTTGAAGAGCTAATAAAGAACAAGGAGGTGCCATACAAAATAGAGTTTACATTTATACGAAATAGTAGAAGAAAGTTTGATTATATAAATCCTTGTCAAACAGTTCAAGATTTAATGGTTACATATGATTATATTGAAGATGATAATTGTGATTGCATGATACCTAGTTTTGGAGAATACAAATATGACAAAGAAAATTCAGGGGTAAAAATTAAAATATTATGACAGACAATGTAGCATTACGAGATTATTTTGCTGAATATTGTGAAAAAGTAAATATCAGTATAGATCAACTATACTCTAAGTCTAGAAAACGAGATTTAGTAGAAAAAAGAATGGTTTTAATGTATACTTTAAGAAGATCAGTTGGCATGACATTACATAAAATAGCAAGTGCATTAAGAAAAAATCATGCAACAATTATATATGCAGTAAAAACTATAGATAATTTCATAAAAGTGTATCCGCATATACAAAGATATTATGATACATCAGAAGAAGTTTTGATAAACCATAAACAAAACCTAATAGAATATTATAAATCTCCTATATTATCAGATTTAGAAAGAAACAAACAATTAGTAGATATATTAATAGATAATAATGATAAATTAAAAATAAAAATAAAACAATTAAAAGAAGAATTACATGACATCAAAATCTAAAAAAGTAAAAATCAACATAATGGGAAAGAAGTATAAAGTTGAAGAAGAGGTAAATAAGACTTTAAAAGCATTATCTGAAGCCTTGCATTCTCATGAAGTAGCTTTATTAACTTGGGTTCATAAAGACTATAATAAAGGAGAAGTAAATGATATTAAAGGATTTAGAGAAGCATTAAAGGAATATTGTTTAAATATACCAGAGGCGGAAAACATTCTAAAAAGAATGAAAGAATTAGATGAACAAGCAAATAATAAATCTAAAGAAAATAAAAAGGGGGACAATAAAAACAAATCTAAGAAAGAGCAGGAAGCAAAACAGTAGGACACTACTTTTGTAGAACTTTTTTAGCGTTTGTTTTTAATTACATAGAGGCCCTCTTTCGGGAGGGCTTTTATGTATACTTATAAAAGAATGAAACTAATAGAAAATCATAATTTAACGCATGACAACTACTATCAAGATACTGAGTATGTATCTAACAGTATGTTGAATAATCTTACTGGTAAATCGCCAGAATATTTTAGATTTGCTTTAGACAATCCACAACCATCTACACCAGCAATGAAATTCGGATCAGCATTACACATGAATGTATTGCAGCCAGAAGAGTTTAACAAACATTATATTGTTTCTCCAAAGTTTGACAAAAGAACCAAGCAGGGGAAAGCAGATTATGCAGAATTTACAAACAATAACATGTTTAAAACTGTAATATCAGAACAAGATTATCATTTAATAGAACAAATGACACAAAAAATAATGAGAGATTCTGACGCTAAATTAATGTTGGGTAACGGGCTTAAAGAACATATTATAGCTTGGGAAAATGAAGAATTTGATGTAAAGTGTAGAGGAATGCTTGATGTTTAC